GAACGAATCAAGGCAATAGATGACAAGTTGCCGAGTGCGACCTATCTGCGTGGGACAGCCGATTCTGATGGTGGTCTTTGTGCGGCGGATAAATCAGATATAAATGCCGAAGCGGATACTGCCTTATCAGACATCCGCCTTGACCATTTGCTTGCCGTAGCAGATGACGATGACCCTGTGGATGATTCAATTATTGCCAAAATGGCGGGCGCAGGTAATTGGAGTAGTTTTGAGGCGGCGAATGACTCGCTAATGATGATACGTGATTACCAGCAGGTCGAATGTAAGAATGCGCTTCAAAGCTATGAACTTGACCATTTGATTTCTGCATCTGGCGGCACAATAACAAACGATTCTATTCTTGCCAAACTCGTATCAAAATCGGCAACTGCTGCGTGGAGCGATTTTGTCAACACCACAGATTCATTGCAGGCAATACGTGACAAGGAAGATGCCCTAACTACTTGTAGGCAAATAGAACATGACTCCACAGTCATAATAAGGGACTCCACCTGATGGCTGAATTAAGAACCGTAACGATAACCGAAAGATTTACGATAGATGATGTTCTAACGGATTTGGATGATGTCCCTACTTTTTCCAATTTAGCTGGGACGCTTGGCATTTGGCGCGTGTCGGACGCTGAAGAAATAGCAGCGGCGACAACAGCCCTGACCAAAACCGCAACAGGTACTTATACTTATTCGTTTACCGAATCGCCAAACAATTATACCTACGGTTATTGGATTAAGTGGGTCTATGATGGCAATACAGAGTATGCTGAACATACGAAACGCGGCAGTTCGGCAGCGATAACGACAAGAGCGAAGTACAAAGCATACGCTGGTATTACAGCAACCACTGACGATTCACTGATTGACGATTTAGTGAACCGTGCGACCAACGCCATAGAGCAGTATTGTGATGTGAACTTCACCTACGATACCTACCGCGAGCGGTACGATGGGGACGGCAGTACGGACTTACTGCTCAAGCAATTCCCGATAGGCGAAATAAAGCTGCTTTCCACAGGTTTAACCGATGCGATCCGGATTACCAATACAAGCAGCGATGCCTATCACGCATATATTCGGGTCACACCAACAACAATGGTGCTTAACATACAGGGTGGGGCCAATGATGGATCGGACAGCCTCACCTTGACTGATTATACGCTGACCACTTTGGTAACGGCGATAAATGCTCTTGGCAAAAGCTGGGCAGCTACGCTGCAGTTATCGACTTACGGCGTATGGAACGCCGAAGAGATACTCGAATGCTCAGGCGTGGAATGCCGCGATAACTATGGTTACGTCCAGTGTCCATACGAGCCGGAAACTGATTTTAAGATATACGAGAAGCAAGGTCGAGTGCATCTGCCTGTGGGCTTTAGCTCCGGCCATCAGAATGTGACTGTTCGCTATGCAGCTGGGTATTCAGTAATGCCGGACGATTTGATTCAGATATGCCTTGACTTGGTGAATGTTTATTACAAAAGCCGTAAGACAGATTCTACGGTCAGGGCAGAAAAGTTGGGTGACCATTCGATAGCTTATGCCGCTGAGGGCGGCGGTGGGGCAAGGGACATACCACAGCATATCAGGCGGCGACTTGCGCCGTATAAGAAGCACAGAGAGGCAGTATGATACAGGATTTTTACAATAGCAGTGCGTTGGTGGAATCGATTAGCCGAGGCACGACCGGAATGGGCGGTCCTCAAAAGACTTATACGACCCGTATAGCAGCCTTGAAGTGCAGATTATCTAATAAGCGTATAAGCGAAACTGATGAGTTTGGCAGAATGACAGTCAGGGAATGCTGGTGGCTGTACTGCGATGCGACCAGTACCAACAAGGCGATAGAGGCCAACGACAGGATTACGGTCGAAGGCAAGGTTTTCGAGGTGGATGGGTCAGAGAACCCCGGATTTCTCGACCATCATCTGGAAATAGATTTGAAGGAAGTGCGATAGTGGAACTGGTGAAGTGGCACGGACAACGGGTCTTTACGCTGGCTACCGAAGCTAATGTCGCGGCGATGAAAAAGGCGGCGGCACTCGTGCGCGACTATACCAAAACCCATTTTACCTTGCAGGGCACGGGAAGCACCGTACAGGGCGTCTGGAAGCCCGGTGTTGGCCGAAAGCGAACAAAGACGGGTAAGATACACCTTGCTGCACCACCAGGCAAGCCACCAGCTATCGATTACGGCATATTGCGAGCTTCCATTATGTCCGAAGTTGAGGAACGCGGAATGAATGTTGAAGGGAGAGTCGGGCCGGATATTGAGCATATTGCAGCAAAGGCCGGTGTCGGGACGGATGTAGAATATGGATTATATCTTGAATTGGGAACACGCACAATGAAACCACGACCATTCTTGCGCCCCGCATTAAGAGCAACAAGGCACAAGGTTATAAAGATTTTCAAGGACGCGAATAAATGAAAAAAATACGCCAAAACAGAACATTAGGATTAGAACCTAAATCTCAGCCACTGTTTTATGGACGTCCGCTGGCTCTGATTGAGCTATGCCCTATTTTGGCTAAGTGTCAATATACAATATCAAAAGAATAAAGTCAAAAAATAATCAAAAAAATGATAGCCGAAATTGCCGAAGCTATTGTGGCTAAGTACAGACAGGATACTGACCTCAGACAGACCTTGACGGGCGGTCTGCACTTTCAGCAGGCCGAGCAGGAAAATACATCGCCTTATTGTGTATTCTATATTGTAGGCATAGACCGCGAAGAATTGATGGGCGATGCGGATGATTGTATCACAGATTTCAGCCTGCAATTCAACGTCTTTTCAGCAGCAGCGGACGGCGGCTATGAGATAGCGAATATGAGCGACCGCGTTGCCAAATGCTTTAGCTGGCAGACAGTCTATCCATCGGGCTATCGGTCGATATGGATGAAACCGGAACCCACCGTTGGGCCGAGTCTTGTCGATGAAATATGGCAATGCACGCTGAATTATAGTTTGGGGATTCAAAAGGATTAAGGAGAAATGAAATGCGTGGAGTAAGTATTATAATCCCGATAATCAGACCAGAGAAGGCGGAACGATGCATAGCAGCGGTCCATAAAAATATCGGCATTGAGGACTATGAAATTGTATCAAAAGAAGATACCGAACGAATCGGCTGCCCGAAGATGATAAAACAATTGGTCGAACTAACAAAATATAATCTGATTATGTTTCTCGGCGATGACACGATACCACAGCCCGGTTTTATGAAGAACGCGGTCAAGGCGATGAATAGTTTGCCGGATGGATGGGGATTAGTCGGTTTGAACGATGGTCATTATCGGCAGGACGAATGCGCTACGCATTGGCTGGCGGATAAACGGCTACTGCCTTTGCTGGATGGCGAGTTCTTTCACACGGGATATATACACACCTGCTGCGATAACGAATTGACGCGCCGATGTAAGGCGTTGGGAAAATATGTTTGGGCAAGCGATGCGAAAATAAAACACGACCATCCGATATTCAAAGGCGAGGAATTGACCGGCGATTATAAGCGCGTGTATTCAGAAGAAGCTACAAAGCACGACCAAAAACTCTTTGTCGAGCGCAATATAAACCACACATTCATTCTCAATTCACTAATCGAGAAGCACGGTCTAAAAAGATATTTAGAAATTGGCGTTGGCAATCCGGCGGCCAATTTTGATTTCATAAAGGCCGAGTTCAAAATAGGCGTTGACCCTAACGTGGATTGTGACTATCGCATAACATCGGACGAGTTTTTCCGGCTATGGACACAAAATAAGGGCTGCCCGAAATTCGACCTGATTTTTATAGATGGTCTACATGCGGCAGACCAAGTATTGAAGGATGTGGAGAATGCCGAAAAGGTTTTGAATCCAAACGGATATATCGTCCTGCATGACTGCAATCCGAAATCTGAATATCTACAAAGGCCGGTCGAGGAATTTGACGGTACTGGCTTGTGGTGCGGCGATGTTTGGAAGGCTTACGCCAAATTGAGGGCGACCCGTTCCGATTTGGAGATGTGGGTATTCGATGTCGATTACGGAGTGGGCGTTATACGGAAAGGTTCACAACGCCTGTATTCCAAGCCGATAGAATATAGTTATCAGTTTCTTGAGGAAAATCGACACGGATTGTTGAATCTGCGGACGCCTATCGGCAATGCAAATGTGGGAACGAAGAGGGCGGTTGTTTTGGCGGGCACTGCGTTAGGTCGTGATAAAAGGATAAACGTCAATACCGCGATGTTCTTGCAGTCCGCCCTATCGCCGAACACCAAGCACGGTTGGAAGTGGACGGTGCGAGTGGGTTATGGCGCGGAGCATTCCCGCAACGAGATGATTTTGGAATGTCTGAAAGGCAATTATACGCACCTGTTTTTTGTCGATGCCGATACCGTGCCGCCAGACGATACGATTGAAAGATTGCTGGCACACGACAAAGATATAATCGCAGGCGCAACGCCGGTATTCGTAGGCGAGGCACGGTGGAATTATCAGATTGAAAAAAGCGTCCCCGTAAAAATAGCAACGCCGAGACAGGATTTATTTACGGTAGCGAGAACCGGCGGCACAACGATTCTTTTCAAACGGCACGTTTTGGAGCGGGTTGTTAAAGAGTTAAAACTTCCATATTACGAAGTTATTAGGCTGGATGATCCAGAGGATATACAACATGGATATTTGACGGACGATTATAATTTCTGCGACAAACTGTGCGCAATGGGATTTGAGATATGGATTGACCCCACTATTGTATGCGGGCACATAATTCCAATTGATTTAGTAAACGTATTTTTTAAGGACTAATTAAAATTATTTGACCAAAAGAACGGGCATTAGGCGGTAAGGCCACCGCCAAAGATGCCGTAACCATCGGGCCTGTTACGGAGGCCGTTGGACACAAAGTCTGACGGCCTCTTTCTTTTGGTCGCAAACAGGAAAGGAGTTTTTTATGGCTGCATTTCATGGCAAGCATGGTACTGCGGATTTCACAAGTCTCGTTTTTGAAATGACGGGATGGAGTATCGATGCGACTGCTGATACGGCTGAATGTACGGTAATGAACGCAACCGGAGTGACTTCGGCAACGCATTGGAAAGACCACTTGCCGGGTTTTAAGGACTGGACAGCTACGGCAGAATGTATTGAGCCAGCGACTGGTGGCGGCATAGCAGCATTGGGAACGGAGGCGGAGTTGACAATGGATGGCTCAACTGGCCTTGCGTATAGCGGCTCTGCTATCTGTACGGGTTTCAGTCCCTCAGTCAGCAAGGACGATGTAGGCCGTCTTAGTCTGAGTTTTCAGGGTACAACGCAATTATCGGCTGCATAAGAAAGGAGGCTAACTATGGCTGCGGTACACGGCAAACAAGGTTCGGTTACTTTTGCCACCGTTGCGATTACTGGCGTTTTAAGCTGGTCAATTGATGCGACCTGCGATACCGCCGATGCAACGGTTATGGACAGCTCGGCTGTGGCGGCAGGGACACATTGGAAAGCTTATGCTGCCGGATTCAAACGATGGACGGCAACGGTCGAATGCAATCTCGATGACGGAGGTTTAGACCCCGACCTTTCAACGGATTTTGTTGATACTGATGGTGCGGCATTGGTTCTATTCACCGAGCGCACGGGCGGGGGCGGACGCAAGTATTCAGGAACGGCATTTGTTACGGGCATTTCACCGAGCGCAGACAAGAATGATATGGAAAAAGTCACCTTTATTTTTCAGGGCAGCAGCACATTAAGCGTGGCGGCTGCATAGGAGGTTTTTATGGCCTTGATACACGGCAAAAACGCAAGGATACAGTGGGATGCCCCCGCTGGTTCTTCTGATATCAACCTGTCACTCGGCCAAAGCTGGTCGCTCGATATTACTCAGGATGTCGAGGAAATAACAGCGATGCAGGATACGTGGGCGACTTTCCTGCCTGGCTTTCACGATTGGACGGCTACAGTGGATTGTCTACTTGATAGTGCTGGAACAACAGTACCTATCGGCGGCGATGATGGTATGGGCGATGATGAGTGCAGATTAGAACTCTACTGTGTTTATGCAGCCGGTGATTATGACGGCTTTTTAGGTACGGCAATTTGCAACGGGATTAGTCCAGGGCAGGATGCGCAGGGTATCGCAACGGTATCGTATAGCTTTCAGGGTGTAGACCATCTGAAATGGTTTAGTGGTGCGGCACGACCGGCCTAATAATAATTAAGGAGAAATGAAATGGCAGTATTAACGAAAAACATAATGGATACGCCTTTGGGTAAGGAATTGTCAAAAGTAATTCCACCTGAATGCAGGCGTATAATTATCGACATTATGTATGATGGATGCATTAAACTTTATTATGAAAGTTTTGCCGCTACGGAATTATTGCACTTGAATTGGACTAATGCGTTGGCAAATGCACAAGTAATAAGCACTGGAAAAAAGGAGAAATGAGATGGGTTATTTGAACGATTTTGTTCGCAGGACTACGGTGATTGAACTCGGTGGTAAGCCGTATAAGTTCGCAGAATTGACAATAGCGGACTTTGCGATGTTCCGACAGCAGATAGTTAATAAGCAGGAAAAGAGCAAAGATAAGCGCCGGGAACGTATGATAACCGAAGCAAAAAAACTCGGTGACATCGACCCGCTTACATTGTTAAAGGAGCTTGAGCGACCGCTTACTGACGAGGAGCTTGAAGCCGAGATGGAAACTGTCGAGGGTATGGAGTTTCTGGTTTTTCTTGCATTGCAACCGAACTATCCGGGGATAACGCAGTCGGAAGTCGCATCAATGATACCGCTTACCAAGCTTGCAGAAATTACAGAAGCCATTACTGGCGGCTTGAACGAAGAAGATACGGGCAAAAAAAAACGGAGTCGTCAACCGATAAAGAGACACTAAGCATCACAACAGGCATCTGTTTGCTGATGCGGTTTTATAGTTGTGGGATGGCGGAAGTTATGGGCTGGACATTGCGACAATTCAAAGGCGCATTGGAAGAAATGACGAATATTATGAAATTGGAAGCGGGTACAGAAGATACGCCAATATCATTGACCGGCAAATCGGCAATGACATTAGGCAAAATGATACTGCCACGATATAGAGGTAAGAAGTAATGGCAAAGCTCGGCGAGGCATTCGTAGTCATTCGCGCTGCATTGGGGCCGTTGAAGGCAGGATTACGCGCTGCGCGTTCTATTGTTGTCAAGGCAATGACGACAATTACTAATATCGTCAAAAAAATGACTGAGCTTGCGTGGAAATATACCAAACGATTGGCCGTTGCGGTGACAGGGGCAATTATCGGTTCAGTATATGCGTTCGGAAAATTCGAGAAAGCAATGCGGGTCGCTACCGCCGTTAGCGAAACGACAGATAAGCAGTTCAAAAAGATGTCAATGATGGCCCGCGAACAGGCTATGCGCTTAAATGTAAGTGCGCACGATTTGGCGCAAGGGTTTTATTTTCTCGGTTCAGCGGGTTTGAGTGTCTCAGACCAGATTAAGGCTTTCGTACCGGTCGCCACACTTGCCAAAGCCGCCACAATCGATATGGGTTCTGCCGCCGAAATGGTGGTCGATACGATGAAGGGTTTTCAAATCGGATTTGAAGAAACTACTCGCGTCACCGATATTATGGCAAAGACGGTGACATCAAGTAATCAAACTTTTGCCCAACTCGGTACGGCTTTGAGTATGGTATCGGGCATTATGAAAAATGCACACAACACATTGGAGGACACAAATACAGCTCTTGCGATTATGGCCGATGTCGGTATCAAGGGCAGTCGTTCAGGAATGATGTTGCGGCGTGCGATATTGAATCTTCAAGCACCGATGAGCAATATGCGGGCTGAAATGGATAAGCTCGGCATAGTCGCCTACGATTCTACCGGCAAGATGAAACCGTTTTTCCAAATCGTGCAGGAAATGGGCGAAGCATTAGAAGGTGCATCAGAAGAACAGCGCAATATGGCTTTCAAGACTATATTTGGCGCACGGGCGGTTGCAGGTCAGATTGCCATTTTCAATAAATCACGGGAAGAAATAGATGCGTTCGTTCAATCGCTAAGAGAGGCGGGCGGTTATGCAGAATCAG